GACTGCTCGCCTGTGAATGCTGCTTTTAATGCTGCGGCAGGATCACTGAAAAGCAAGGTGATACCTGCTTTGAATGCTTCCCACATCTCATCTATCTTTAACGCAATAAATTCTGTTATGTCTAACATTATATCCGCAAAAGAGAAATCATCGAATGCTTTAGAAACAGGGTTGTCTTCACCAAAAATTTTACCTAACAACCATGACACCCCGTCTTTGATTAAATCCAAGAAGGTTCCTATAAACGATGCTACAAAACCGCCAACAAATCCCACAAATCCGGATGCGATATTACCACCTGTTTCCTCGAATGTGTTGGAAGCAACCGAGAGTCCATCGAACGCAGACATGATAAGACTAATTGGATAAAAGATTTTACCAAAGACAGTAAGAAGTTTTCCGCCGAATGCTTTAAAAGGTTTCAGTGCATCATCGACAAAGGCAGCAATTTTACCTCCTTTACCGCCTTCACCGAAAAATTCTCTCAGTGCTACTATTGCTTTATTGTTCCTAAGAAAGTTAGCAATCTTCTCCCCTTGTTGTGCCCACCAACCACCGCTGAAAAAGTTTTTCACTCCTTTGAGCATGTCGAGTTCTTTTCCGGTGAACCCAAGATTTGCCAAACCCAAAGATGCTAGAATGGCAGGTAATACCACTCCGACAAAGTATACAAGTTTTTGACCTAGTGTAGCAAAGAATTCGGCAAGACCTCCGCCTCCACCACCTTCTGCTTCTTGTTCTGCTTCAGGTCTAATAGGATCGTCTTTATCTGTTTCTTCAAGTTTTTGAAATCCCAGTTCTTTAAAGAATTCTTGGAACCGCTTGTCAATAGAACGCAATAAAGGAACGATTTCTTCTTCTGTGTTCTCTCTTAGAATGCCAAGTCTAAAGTTCATCTTTTCTAACAATTCGTTAGATCCCACCAGACTTGCAGTTGCGTCAGCTATTGCCATTTTTTCTTCTCTCGTTCTCTTCTTGAATTCTCTGAGTTAACATTGTTATGTAAATTTCCCTTTCCCATGGCAACATATTTTCTAATTCTGACAACGAATATTTCTCGTTGTACATTAACTCAAAATTCGTTCGATAGTGGTTGACCATCGAATCATGAGAAAGGCATATTAAAAAAAACTTTGTATTCCCTCTATTTTAATATTATTTTTCTTCTGACAACCAGAACACTCAAATTTCACATCATGTTGCAGTTTTGGCATTCCCTCAATAAAGTTACTGACATTCTCAAACTGTTCTTTTGTCATCGACTCTAGAAATTCTATCATTTCCTCATCTGATGCATCATCACAACTAATTCTCTCGTCATCGTGCATGATTGCTTCAATACATTTTGCCGCAAGAGCAAACGACTGTTCAGAAGAAGTGTTTTCTAAATCCATATCCAACAAAATTCTGTAAGGCGGATATCTTAACTCAATACTGACATCTTCTGATAACTCGTGTATCTTTTGAACCTTTGGTACCTTTACCTTGATCGAGTCGAGAGGAATTTGAACCTCATTGACCTGATCGCAACTTTTGCACTTGAGTCCTATGCTAACATTTTCTCCTGCTGACTTAGACCTGATTTGAGTAAACAAATACTCAACATCAAAAGTTGAAAGTTTGTCTACATTAATATCTTCTACTATACACGCATCAATCGTATCAACTACTGCAGCAAGTGCTGCTTTTGTGTCTCCAGATTCTACTGCCATCATAAGTACTTTTTCTTCTTTTACCAAATATGGTCGAAATCTTACTTTTTGGTTTGTAGACGGAATAGTCACATTAAATTTTGGTGTATCATTAAGTTTGGGTAATGCCATTATTAAAATCCTATTTTATCAAATAACCTCTCAGTCACTTTATTTATTGCCTTACCGAATATATCGCCTCCGGAAGTCTGCCCCTTGGTTGAAGTCCAATTTCTAAATGTGAACTGAACGCTCAACTCCATAAACTGTGCTGCCGGGTCGTTGTTAAGTGCGACTCCCTGCATTGCTGATGGGTATGCATCTAACATAGTGTATGTAATGATTTTCTTATCGTCTGTTACTAACTGAAGGTCAACCTCTCCTTGTCTGAAGTTGAGAGGTCCCACGTTTGGCAGTCTGTTCTTGATTGCAGATGGTATGGGTAAATCAAATTGTCTTTTAAACAGACTTTGTGAGAATCCTTTTTTCAAAACATCAATTTTTATGTCATACACATGATCTTCGTAATAACCGACTTCGTAGGTCTCTTGGTTTATTGCTAGGTTCATCCACTTTTCGAAGTATTCAAAAATTCTACCGTCGTTCAAAACTAAGAAGGTGAGGTTCATTGCAGTCACACCAAAAGCATTCACAATTTGCCTTCTGTCAAGACCCATCGTGTGTTCGAACTGATTAATACTTCTTCCCGGTGTTTCTACACTTCGACAAAGTAGATTCATGCCTCTTGTGTCAAACTCTCCAAGAGAAGGTAACCTAACTTGCCAAAGGTTATTGACTGCTGCACCACCCGCAAGACTTATCTCACCTTGGAAATCGTCTATTCTCTGTGTCATATCATTTCCCTAGAATCTGCGTACACTTTTGACTGACTCGATTTAGACCATTGTGCAGTGGGCAGAAACGTTGCTATCTCCCATTCTGGTGCGGGAACCATAGCAAGTCTTCCTTCGACATGAGAAGTCAAATACTTTTTAAAACAAGGTTTAAAATATTTCATTTTTGCTGCTCTTTTCAAATAATCGTAAGAGAGATCAAACCTCGTTGTTTCGTCAAACTTTTGATTGTTTGTTTGGTCCATTAGACCATCGAGAAACTTTGCTCTAAGCGTCATAGGAAGATAATGTAGATTCAGTCCGTAAAACCCGCCTTTGGTCCCTTCAACAAAAACGATCAATGGAAAGTTGTCATAGTAAGGCAGTTTGTCTTTTGTTTTAGGATCATAGAAAAACATGTACATGCCACCTACACCACCACGGTTTCTCATGATGATTTCTTCTTCTCGCATTAATCCGCGCCTATTTACTCGCATTCTCTGCACTTTCTTGCGGAACCAATCACGAGATTGACGAGTACGAGGTGTTATTCCTGCACGGAATGCTTCTCTTTCTACTGTAGCAAATAAGTTCGACATATTCTTATTTAGTCGGAAAGTATGTCTTTCCACAATATTTTTGCTGCTCTGCCGGTTACATTTCTGGTGCAACCTCCAGCATCACAATTGCTACAGACATCTACGGTATTTCTGTCATGATAAATCTTTTTTCTCAGGTCGTTAAGACTCTGTGAGTGTCTCCACAATTCTGAAAAAGGTGTTTCATTAACATTTCCATGATCACCTAATTTTCTATCCCAGTTGTGACAGCATGCTCTTAATATACCCTCTGGATCGATGAATGCTTTTGTTATTGGAGCATAGCACGGACCCTTTGCGTTGTTATGACGCTCTGCTGCAAGTCCAGTCTTGGGGTCCATGATTCCCGCACGAGTCAAATATGATTTTGCCATCTTGTTCATGTATCTACGGTGCAATTCTAAATTTACAATTCCAATCAACGGTTTCAGTTCTTTCAAATATAGTGCAAGTCGAGCATCATTGTCATATCCATCTACCTGCAGATTTGTCAATCCGGAATCGATGATATCTTGGACATCAAATTTTCCATATCCCGGAATGCTTCCTTTAATCAGTCTGTCAGCATTTGATATTAGTGTGGTAGAACACTCCGGTAATTTTTCGGAAGTGTATGCAATCATGCTCATTAGATTAGGACACAGTAACGGTTCGCCATAACTACCAAAGATGATCTCACCTTTGAAGTTGTGTTTGACGAGATCGTCTACAGTATTCTTAACTGTTTCTAATTCCATGAAAACTTTTCTGTTAGGAAATAAGTTTTCGTTGTGGTGAGGACACATCCAACAGTGACGATTGCAAAGATCTGTGACATTGAATTCAACGACAAAACAACCTAGCAAATTGTCGTTTGTTGCAGAATGAAGATCTGTTAACGTACTGACATTATCAAGAGCATTATTAACTTCTTCCGCATACCAACTAGCATCAATATTTTTTCTGCTGCCTTTGAACACCCAATCTGACATGTTCATGTTTATAGAAGGGTGGTCAAATTCTGCTATCTCAATAAACTGTTCACGAGTCAATTGATTCTGCGTCATCTGAATGAGTCTATCATCACCCGGATAAACTATCTTCAAAGGATATTCATACTGATCTGTCATTTCTTTTTTCTCTTAAATGGTTTCAAAGGTTTTAATTTTTTAGGCAAGATGTTCTGTGCTTCTAATTCTTTTTCAGTCCATATCATAAATTTCCATTTTCGATCTTTACAATACTCGTTTGCTGCTTCCCACTTGTTCATATTTTTTACATAAGTGTATGCTTCTGTGATATATTTTTTAGTTCTCTTGTTACCGGTTGGAGGTTTGGTCTCTTTGTGCGGTTTGACTTCGATTAACCATGTTTCTCCGTTTTTCCAAGTGACTTTGAAATCCATAAAGTATCGATGGTATCTTTTATCTACTTCGTACAAATAAGGTATGACAATTTCTTCGCTGCTCCATGATACAACGTCTGACGAGTTATCAAAGTGTTTCATGCAGTGTCTTTCCCACATACTACGATAATATACTCTGGTATAGTCCCCTTTGTATTTGGATTTGTTTTTAACCGTGTATCGACCAGAATATGCCATAAAACTCTATAAATAACAGGATACTGTCTATTTAGATGAGATTAAATATGCCTACCAGAGGTCAACTAAAACAGCAACAATTAAAAAGAGAAGCAGCATCTGAGGGAAAGGAACTTAAAGAAGTTGCTGAAAAACCTCCTGTAGTCGAAGCTTCCGAATCTGCACCGTTCAATCGTAACAAAATAGATAAGTTACGATACCCCTTGAAAGATAGAGGATTGTATCAAGGGCAGGTAAGGTTTAGGGTTAGAGAACTAGAACCGCTTACTACTAGTCAGTTGAGTAATTTGAATTTTGTTGAGGAGTTGTTGAACTCAGACAAGTTGTCTAAACTTGACGATAAGATCGATAAAGACAACACTGATGCAAGTCCAGAAGAGAAACAAAAAAGAATTGAAATCAAAAACAAAGAATATCAAATTTTAAAAGGCAATCAAAACCAAACATACGAAAACCCAGCAGCACAAAGAAAATATGCTGGTAGTGTCACCCTGTACTTACCACCCTCTCTTCAAATTACAGACACCGTTGAGTACAATGCGAATGTCGCATTAGGAACAATTGGAGCAGGAGTTGAAGCAGGTTTACAAGGCGGAGCAAGTGCTCTTGATGCAGTCGGAGCAGGACTGACTCAAGGCATCTCTTCTTTCACGGATCTTTTCTCCGGAGGAGCAATAGACAGGGAGGCAGGTGCCCTTGCGTTAACACGAGCATCAGAATCATTTGGTCCACAAGAAGTTGCCGCAGGTGTTAAATCTGCAACTCGCGTTGCCGTTAATCCCAACTTAAGAACATTATTAGGGAGTGTGCCGATTAGAGAGATTCCCTTTACTTTTCGTTTAGTTGCTCGTTCTAAGGACGAAGCAATTGAAATTGAAAAGATAATCAAGTTTTTTAGATACCAGTTGTATCCCGATGAGATATCCGGGCAGATAGGTGGTGCGCAGGTTTCGCTTGGTTACAAATTTCCAGACCCATTTGAAATCAGTACTACATATAAGGGCAAACAAGTGGGCACTAAGTTTTTAGATGCGTACCTTCGATCAGTAGCGGTAACATACAACGAAACTTCTACTGCGTTTCATTCTGATGGTTACCCAACAGATATCTCCATGTCATTGTCATTTATAGAAAGTAAAGCACTGACTCGCAAACTTGTTGAGGAAGGATACTAATGAGTTACTTTAAAAATTTTGGACTCGTAGAATATCGCTACGGTGAAGAAGACGAGTCTACTCGTGTATTGACAGAAGACCTTTCGATCTATGTAGATCTCTTGGATCAGATAGAAGATGAAATTGCGTTTTACGAATACTATTTTATTCTGTCTGGAGATCGCCCCGACACCTTGTCTTACAAATTGTATGGTAGTACAGATTACTACTGGACTTTCTATCTAATGAATCCCTCGTTAAAAGAGTCCGG